TAACAAACATATGAATAACAATCAATTGTTAGTATTGATATCTACAGTATTACCTGGAACGACTCGAAGAGAATTTATTCAATTAGTTAACAATACAAGATTTGTTTATAATCCTTATCTTATTGCCATGGGATCGGTAGCATGGGATATGGTCAATCCTGAAATGGTTATGATTGGCACAGAAGATGGAACTGAAACCGGAGATGCCAAGCAGTTAGTAGATTTTTATAAAACTGTCATGGAAAACAATCCTAGGTATGTAATTGGAACATGGGACGAGTGCGAATGCATTAAGGTTTTTTATAACACATTCATATCTGCTAAGATTGGGTTAGTCAATATGATTCAAGATGTTGCTGTAAAACAAGGAAACATTGATGTTGATGTAGTAACTGATGCTCTAGCAAAATCTACTATGCGCATCATGGGACCTCAGTATATGAAAGCGGGTATGGGAGATGGTGGTGCATGTCATCCTAGAGATAATATTGCTCTGCGATATATGGCAGATCATCTAGATCTTGGGTATGACCTATTTGATGCGATAATGAACGCCAGAGAAATACAGGCAAAAAATTTAGCTAAAGAATTAGTAAAACATGCCGAAGAACATCGAATGAGTATCTTTATTCACGGCAAGGCATATAAGCCGGGAGTAGAATATTGTGATGGCAGTTATAGTTTATTGATCGGATACTATTGCGAAGAATTAGGACATAAACCAACATACATAGATCCGTTAACTGGAGACGATATCCAAGGTTGTTATGGTGTAGTTTTGTTGGCTCACAACAAAAAAGTTACATATGAATATCGCGGGTTTAACGAATCTCAGCAATTATATTGTAAAATAGAAAAAGGGTCAATTGTTATTGACCCTTGGAGAAGTTTTAAATCAGATGATCACCGAGTGATCCACTACGGAAATACTAGAAAATACTTTTAGTAGAATTTTTAATATCTAGTTTTAATCTTTCGACATCAACTTTAAAATCTATCTTCTTAATATCGTCTTTGTATTCTTGTAGTGTGTCTAGTAATGTCTCGGCTATAACATCAGCCGATTTATTTTCTAGTTCTTTTTTAACATCTATCTGCCAAATTTTTCCGTCTGTGAATTCTAAATGAACAAGATCTAAATATGCTACCGGCATAGTATTCATATATAGATCTTCAAACACTTCAGGCCATTCTTTGACCAGATGTCTTGGTGGTCTGAACAGCGGATTAGGCATCTAAAGTTTCTTTACTCTTTACGGTTTTCTTTTGAGGTGGATCTAATTCATCTGCCTCTCGTCTTAGTCTAGCTGCTTCTTTATACATAGCATCGGCTTGACTTCTGTAGCTCTTTGCAATGTCTTTGTCAGATAACACTTGATTTTCTGGAGCTTTAAGAGGTTGCGGAACATTTTTTGGTTCTCCAACATCTCTACCTAACACCTCTTCTGTTTTAGGAACTTCATTAATCTTCGCAACATCTTCAACTTGAGCATCTGGATTAGGTGCTCCGGAGACAAATTTGCATAGATCATCTACAGCACAATTTCTTTGTTCTGCGATAAGAACATTGAGTTGGTGTAGCTCGATGTTGTCATTTGGTGTAGGAGTCATTGTAACAGAATCTGTCGGAACCTTTTGTAGGTCTCCGTCTGCCTTGAGCGCCTGTAGCATTGGTCTTCCATCTGGAAAAGATCTAATGAATAAGATCTCGCCAAACTCAAACGTTTCTTGTGCTTGATCGCTCTCTACTACCTTCATGATAGCATCGTGATAAGAATCGCTTAAACCAGCCACAGGAATTACAAGAGCGTAGTTTGATTCTCCGGGTAATGTTCTGAAAGCAACCAGAACTTTCGCTCCTGTTTTGGTAATTCTTCCTATGTGTTTTAAGACTGGCATATTAAGCCTCCTTTTTAGCTACTGACTCTAGAAAAGCATTCAGTTTGTTAAATGTTCTTCCAACGGCTTCTAGCTCGTTGGCTTTAAATGCACCTCGTTGGCTTGCAACTTCTAAAATGCTCTTTAATGCAACTAGATCGCTGATATTTAAATCAGTGCCTTGTTGCTGAGGAGCCTGTTGGGCTGCGGCCGGTTGTTGTGCTTTTGCAGCTTCTTCTGCTACTGCGCTGGCTAGTTCTTCTGACATTAGTTTCTCCTTAAAAATGGGCAGGCTAACATAAAGTATGTTAGCTCTTTTTGATCTTCAAAGGCTGCAAATGTGACTGATTTTAGAACGCCACTCTGATCAACATGAGGAGTTCTAATTACACAATATCTGCCTTTGAGTTTATCCTTAATCCAATTTTTGATCTTGTTATCGAACATTTCTGTATCGCTGATTTTAATTTTAGCGAAATGGGGAGGAAGAGTTTTAACTTCTCTCTTTTTCAAAATCGCAATAGGATTTAAATTAAACATAGTGCAATATTTATATGGTCAGTTTATTCTGGGATAGATTCTTGGTTTAATCTTTTAGAAAGAGCTTTGTTGTGTCCAAACTTTCTTATATCTCCCGAAAACAGATATAATTCAAACGCTGCTTTTTCTTTTAATACTGTGATATTTTTTTTGGTTATAAAATAAGGTGAATCTATAAAATTGTCTAACCAAATTAAAACCTGCGGAGTGAATGCAAATTCATTTGGGAATTCTATTTTATATGTTTTTATTTTAACATATTCTTCTATAAATTGCAATCCTGCTTCGGTTAGCCTTAACCCGCCTTGGTCTTTGTTTCTAAAGCTGAACCAAAATACAGCAGAATATTTTTTGATGTTATCGTCGGAAGGATCAATGTTTGATACCTGTAAGAATACCCGTGTATAGGCATCCTTAGTATTCATTTATTTTACCTCTTCGCCCGAGGTCAGTTTATATACAGCGAAGTCTGAAGTCTTAAAGAGCTTGTTTAACTTTTTGGCGAGATTATATGCATGACCAGGATTTGAAAAACTAACTTTTTTATATTTGGGTCCTGGATAACTAGCGACTAAACTTCCGCTTTTTAAATTAAAAGGTTGACCTTTATAGAATACAGCCCAGATGGCTTCGCTATCAAGGATCTGTTCTACTTTGAATGTTTCCTTGTTAGCGTATTCTAAAAGAATCTTCGGTTTTGGTCTACTCATAATATACGTGTTTCCTAATTAACCACGTATATATTTATATCTTTAGAAGCTTCCGCCGTCGAACTTAACGTCTATATTAGTAGTTGATTCTTTGATTTCGGCCAGCATTTGATGTATTTCTTGAACGGTTTTACCTAATTTGGATGTCAAGATGGCTAATTCTGCGGTTAGGTCTTTTGCCTCTTGTATAGTAATCCTAATTTCTTTTTGTTGACTTCTATCAGCTGCTACTACCTTTTGTATGAGTTTTTCAACGCTGGGAAGATTAGTAGGAAGATTATTTTGAGACATTTGACAGCACCTGTTTCATCTCAAACTCGGTTTTAAAAGGACCTTTGAATTCATAACGTTGTAGAGTGATGAGCTTAGGACAAAAACTCTTCACCCATCCTTTTTCAAATCTGATTGTATAGTAGCCGGCACAATATAAACTTTTTGAGTCGCTGCTTTTTGTAAACAATGGTAGTTTTCTTTTTACATCATATAAAGGATTATGAGGAGCGGTGCTGGTAGGAAAGCCATGAACTTCGTTCGGTTCTGAATTATCTGCTTCTTTAACGATCTTAACAACAAAAAAGTTTTTTCCAAACTCTCGAGTTAGACTTTCTTTTGTTTCATAAATCTTAACACCGTCGTGATTACTCATGACGAACCGATCGTCTTCGTTTTTTCTAAGAGTCGCGACCTTTTCTCCATTTTCTTCAACGATCCAAAATTTATCTTGAATGATCGGTTTAGCGTGTAGCTCTGTCATAATGTTCTCCCAACATGTGTCTGTTTTTGATTCACAGGTATCTTTAAACTGACAGGTCCTGTTCTTCTTTGATAATATATCTAGCATTCAATGGCTCCGCATAACTCTGTGCCTGTTCTGCGATCTTTTTAAGATCGTATAAGTGACAGAATTTCATTAGTCTAATTCCTACTTGACTGATATTCTTATTAGAACCAGTCGCTTCGGCAATAGTGGTAAAAATAATTTCTTTGATATGGTCTGGTTGATAACTTAAATCAATAAGTCGACGATTGCGTTCGTAATCTTCTAAGACACGATGTTCTTTGCCTTCGTGGTCAGTCCATCTCTGAAGCATGAGATTGTTCCACGCAAATCCTTTGCTTTTACGATCTTCGAACGCTTCAGCAAGACCCACTT